GCAGATGATGGTATTATGGGTATGTCTTTCAATCTTTCTAACGGGGCCACGGTTACGGCGGCGTTTTTTGTGGGCAGTGTGCTTGTACCCGAAACAGAAATGAGCGTCCAGGTACAAAACGCTAATGTAATCGCGGAGCTTTCCGCTTTCGGTCAATTTGAAGTGGAAGAAGGGGATCTCCCTTTTCTTATCGATACTCGGGTTTCTTCGGATATTAGCCGGAGTATGGACATACACCATTTTACTTTTGCGCTTAAAGGGATTGGGTAATGCTCTGTATTGGTAATGGTTTTTCGGGACCGGGTATAGCCTTAGGGGCTCTAGGTAATTATGGGGAACTGTATATCCTTGAGTCTGATGCGTATTCGGGCATTATCGTGGTTACTCCCGGTGTTGTAGATGATTTAAACGAGGGTGTTAATTCGGGGATTACGTTAGATGGGGCCGCCGGACAGTTTACCCTCAATACTCCAGGGGCGTATGAGGTTATGATGGGTATGTCCTTTTCACTGAGCGGTGTGACTACAGCGTCTGCAGGTTTTTATGCAGATGGCGTACTTGTTCCAGATACAGTAAAATCCGTGGATATTCAAAATTCTAATGTGGTTGAGCTTTTATCTGCCCTTAATCAATTTGAGTTAACCGAGGGGGATGTACCCCTTGTTTTAGAAATACGAATTTGGTCTGCTAATGCCCGGTCTATAGATATCGAGCATTTAACTTTTACACTTAAAGGAATTGGATAATGACCATAGGAAATGGTGATCCGGGCTTGTTTGTACGAAACATACCTTCGGTAAGTACGCCTGTGTATTTGCCGTTTGTTATCGGTACCGGGGGAGTCACCACAATAGCGTCGGATGCCAGCATAGAGGATAAAACCGTCAGTTTGACGGATGCTACCGGTTTTGTTGACGGAACACGGGTGGGTATATTCAGTGGAACTTCCGAGGAGGGCCGGTTTTATTTCGGAACTCAAATAGGGGCACCGACAGTGGATGATATAGACCTAGATTCCCCCCTTGATTTTCCTTTTGAAACAGATGATCCAGTTGTAGCTTTTAGTAAAGATCTATTAGTTGATGGTTCCGTTTCGACCCAGACCTTCAGTGTACGTGCGGGCGGGTTAGGTAGTGGGGTATATTTACTTATAAATAGGATAATTATATCTATGGTTACGTTTTCACCTCCCGAGCTGGGCCAGTTTGGAGACGGCACGGCATTAACACAAGGGTTGGTGTTTAGAGTTAACAACGGGGTTATAAGGAATCTTAATAATATTAAATCTAATCAGGATTTTTTAAACTGGGGGTATGATCTTAGTTTTTATCCTGTTCAGGGGGGAGTTGATGGGCTTGGGGGTCGTGTTACTTGGGCTGGGGAGGATAAACATGGGACGCCCTTACTGTTAGCCCCTGATGACGCCCTTGAATGCCTCGTACAAGACGATCTAATAGGTAACGCTTTGGCGTTCAACATTATAGCGGAAGGCCGCGAGGTTCCTTTATCATTTCTTAAATTTTTTGGGGTATCATAATGCCAAATATATGGGCGATAGAACCGAATTACATAGTTGCGTATCTTGATAAAAAAGAGAATCACCCCTTAACGCTGGAAGAGCTTTCGGCTTTTGCGGGTAATCTTGGTATTGAGGAATCAGACAATCCCATTTTAACTATTGATGGGGAGACGGCTTTTATTGAGATATCAGGCCCTTTATCCAGGAAAGGCCCGGACAGATGGGATGTCCTTTATGGAGACGGGGGAGCGAGTTACACAGCCATACTAGAAGCGCTTAAACTTGCTACTGAAAACGAAAGCATAAAAGAGATCCGGTTATTGATGAACACACCGGGCGGAAACGTAGACGGATGCGACGAAGTTGCCCAAATGGTCGCCCTTTGCGGTAAGAAAAAGAAGATAGTAGCGGAGAATCACGGCCTGATAGCTAGCGCTGGATACTGGATAGCCTCACAAGCTTCGAGGATTGTGGCTGTATCTCCCGGGGATGAAACTGGTTCCATCGGGGTAATAATGGTTGGATATGATTTTTCGGATGCATTAAAAAAGGTAGGTATTAAAAAGCATTATATCATATCCCAAAACGCTCCGCGTAAAGCGGCGGATCTTGACACTAAAAAAGGTAGGGATATTATACAAGATAGACTTGATTCTATTGAGCGGGTATTTATATCTCGGGTTGCTGAGGGTCGAAAAGTTACGGCGGAAGAGGTAGTGCAGCATTTTGGGCGGGGCGGCCTGCTTATAGCAAAAGACCCCGACCCAGATAGAGATGATGCGTTATCGGTAGGTATGATCGATGCAGTTGAGGGCGCTATAGAAGTGCCCCCGGTAGAAGAGAAGGGGGATAATACACCTTTAGAAGTTGTAGATATTCCCTGGAATGTGCTTAGTGCGATACAGAAAGTTAGGGAACATACTAACTCCCAGGAAAAACCATCTTTAAGTTATAGAAAAGCTTTCTTTTGGTTTGATTCGAAAGAGCCCGACCTTTTTGAGTCCTATGAGTTGCTTTTTGCCACAGTGCAAGAAGGGGAGCTTGTAGCGGTCAAAGATGCCATTCTTTCGACGGAGGGAATGTCGAATGTCCCTAAAAGTGAGCGGGAAGGGGTTAAAACCCAAATCAATGAATATAAAAAACGTATAACAGGAGGTAAAAAGGTTATGTCACTTAAAGACCTTATGGCAGAGGATAATGGAATTCGGCTTGAAGTAGACGCCCTGGTAAATGATGCCTTGGAGCGAGGCCAGCAATCCGGGAGAGACCAGGTAACAGAAAGGGTTAAAAAAGCTACCGCATTTATGGGTGGGGATTACCCTAAATCAATACAAAATTTAGCGGCCAAGGTTGTAGCCGGGGAATCTGAGTTTTCAGCGCTAGAAGGTGCGGTGGCAGTGTATGACGCCACTCAGGAAGGTAATAGCAGCGCGTCAGCTCAGGATAATACCGAGGGTAATACCGATGCGGGTACTCAAGACCCGGCAACCGCCGGAGATGTAGCCACGACCGGAGTAGTATCCAATGAAGCCGATTTGGACGCCGGTGTAAATGCGGCGCTTACGGCTATGGGCCGGGGAGGAGCTAAATAATGCCAATGCAAGCGAGCACAGACAATACTAATGTTGCGTTTATTCGCATGGGGATTAGTTTTACTAAAAACTCAACTATCGCCCAGGATGCGGGTAGAACTGCGGTTTTAACATATGCCACTTTAATGGCTAAAGTTGCAGCAACGCAATTGTGGACGCCCTTTATCGACGAGACGGCTACCGATGGAACGGCGATACCCCAGGGCATTTATTTGGGCCAAGAAATTACGGCGGCGGCTCTTGTGGCTGGAAATGTAGTTGATTCGCTTATCCTTGTAGGGGGAGCCCTTACGATTGATGTAAATCAGCTTGTGATTGAAGATTCTAAGCTTCTAACAACCATTATCACCGATGGGACAACGGATGTTAGAACCGTTCGGGACCATATGGCTAATCGTGGTATTTTCATTGAGGATACCGTTGATATTTCAGGTTTTGAAAACGCATAAAAGGAGGTAAGATAACTATGTCAAATCAAATTACAGCAACCTCCGTTGATCTCGCCACACGCTTCATGGCAATGATGTTCGATGAACGTGATCATATCGGAGTATCTACCGGATTTCAGGCGTTTTTTGGTCGTCCAGAAACCGGAGCACAAACGGTTTTTAACCCGGATTCGAAGAATGTGGATATTGATATTATTCGGGGAAATGAAAGAATAGCGGCGCTCATTCACAGGGGTGGAAATTCCAGACCTTTGAACAGTCAGCAGAATGAGAACGAGCAAAAATTCACCAGTTTTTCCAGGCAATATCCTTTGATGGAAGAGGAAGGGGACATTGAGTCCGATCAGCTTATTAACCGTGTAGCTGGAGAAAATCCATATCAATTACTACAGAGACTCACAAGAATGAGGATTCTTGGATTCAATATCCACAAGGAAAGTATCCGGCGTATCATAAGGGCATGTGAACTTCTAGCGAGTCAGTCTGTACTGACCGGCCAACATGTGGCTATATCTGGGACGACTAACACGGATTATATCTATGATTTCATGCGGAATGCGGATCTAACAACCACGGTCGGTACCGCCTGGAATGATACAACTCCAGATATTTTTGGGGATATTGATGGCGCTTGTACCGAGCTTCGAGTACTGGGCCATGTTACTGCGGATATGATGGTGATCGGTAGTACCGCCATGCAGGCTTTTCTTGAAGACGCTACAGTGCAAACTTTGGCGGATAATAGGCGCATAGAGCTTATTGAGGTCAGCATGAATAATCCTGTTCCTCCTAGATTTGCTAGGTTTATTGAGGGTGGTTTTATTGCCCGTGGTAGACTTCGCACCCCCGGGGGTTATGAATTGTGGATGTTTACCTACAATGACGTGTACACCAATAATGCCGGGACAGCAGTGAATTACATGCCTGTTGATGAGGCGCTAATATGCTTCAGTGGTGCCCGTTGCGATAGGTATTTTGGACCGCCTGAAGTCTTGCCTACGACAAGTGCCAAAGTGGCATTTTACCAGGAAATGTTTGGTTTCAATCCGGCTGCACCTCCAATGCCTAATAACATTAAAGGGGCGGCTCATGCGGTAGATTTCCGCATGGCGTATTTCGATGCGTACATTAGCACGGACTGGAAAAAAATCTCCATTAGGTCTCAGGCGGCCCCAATTTTTGCCACTACCATGACGGATGCGTTTGCGCTTCTGGATGGTCTAATCACATAAGGAGGTGTAACCAATGAGATACATATGTACTAAAAATAAAGGAAAGATCCGAATCGGGAATAAGAAGTATTATAAAGGTGATCCGCTTCCCGAGGATCATAAGGTTCCTCAAGTTTGGATAGATAAGGGGATAGTGGTGGCTGAAGGTAAGGCGGACGTTATGACTAAAATTGACGCTGAGGCTAAAGTCAAGGCTAATATAGATGCCAAAGCTAAAGCCGATGCGGATGCTAAGGCTAAAGCTGATGCAGATGCCAAAACCAAGAAAAAATAAATGACCGTAAATCTTAGAGAAAAAGCCGAGCAGGATCTAAGTATCACTTTAGAGGGCGCTTTTAGTCTTCCGGTGATATTAGTAGATCCTGATGGTGTAACCCACGATGCGGTAGGCGACGGGGATATTCCACTTACAGGTCAGGTGCTCTACGATACTGTGGTGGAAGATCCGGTGACCGGTGGCCGGGTGGTTATTAATGAGCCTATCGTTGTCCTAAGACGATCCAGTTTAACCAGGGTGCCCGTGGCTGGGGAAAAATGGTCTGTAAAAATACCAATTGACCCCAGTACCACGGGTACCCTGGTTACCCACATGATAGATCCCACCAAATCACCGGAGGGCGGGCGGTCTATCGGGTTTATACGTTTATATCTAAAAAAGGCGGTTCAGGAATAATGAATTTCGAAATAGTTAAGGCTAGTATTGTTAATAATATTCTTGGACCGGCGGAAGCCGGAAGATTTCAAACCGTTGGATTTCAAAGGCAGTCAAAAAACGCTGATGAAGTCGAGGGAGATTTACGAATGGTACAGGTGTACTTTTCCCGGGGCGATTTTCCTAAACGTGCGGGTCGGAACACTGGTCCGGTGCAACATGATGCAGTCTACCGGGTAGAGTTAACCGTGAGTAAGGCGGCTGAGGGTGATTTAGCGACGTTGGATAACCCCTCTTCAACGGCCCCTCAGCTTGCCGCCGCTTTAGCTGCGTTTAGTGAGGCTGCCGATCTTGCGGATGCTAGTCTTGATGAACTAGCAGGGATAGTGTACCAAATTCTCATGGATGGTTTAAATTATGATCTGGGGGTTACTAAATACACGGTATCTAATCGTTGGGTTGATAATATTCAAAAAGATGATCCGACTCCCCGTGGCGGTCTTGTCGTACTAACCGGATCGATGAACCTTTCTTGTAGAATGGCGGAAGATATTACCGGGGATGTTGGGGTGGAAGTACCGGGCATTTACGATACGGAGCTTGACATAGACGGAGACGATGTAGAAAAAACAGGAGTAACGATTGATAATAACTAACGGAGGATTTAAAAATGCCACTTAATGCTACAAGTTTGGCGACGGCGGTAGGTGCGGGCGTTCAGAATGTAAGATTTAGCGCCGAAGCTACCAATGTGCCGAGAAAAATACTCATCATAGGCACTTATGATCCGGCCATAACTACAATTGTGGACGATGTGCCGGTGCTTATAACGAGTGCGGCGGATGCGGGTGATAAATTTGGTTTTGGGTCAATGATACACCGATTAGCGATACAGGCCTTTACGGGATCAAACGGGGTCGAAACTTGGGTTGTTCCTCAGGCGGAAGACGGTTCGGCGGTTCAGGCTGCGGGGGATATAACTTTCACAGCGGCCAGTTTAGAATCGGGAACGGTGTACTTATACATAGCAGGTTTACCGGTACCTTTTACCGTTACTTCGGCGGATGATTCTGATGCTGTGGCTATAAAGGCAGCAGCGGCTATTACTGCCGATCAGGATTTACCGGTTACGGCTGTAGTAAACGGGGTTACAACAGAGCAAATAGATATAACCGCAAAAACAGGTGCTCCTTGGGGTAATGATATTACCATTGATTTTAATCTTAATTTTGGTCAGGAAACTCCGTCCGGGCTTACCCTAGTAATAACGGATATGGCCAGTGGGGCAGGTGTCCCGGATATAACCACAGCTTTGGATGGACTCGGTACCGGAGATGACGCAAACGAAAATTTCTTTACGGATGTTGTCCACGGGTATCTCCAAGATAGTACAACTCTGGATGCTATTTCCGCTTATGTCGGGGCGGGGAATGACTTCATCGGGCTTTATGATAAATTAGTAGCCCGGCCCTTCAGGGTATTAACAGGGGATGTTGTTGCCGGTTCGGGCGGTCTTTCCGCTCTTGTAGCCCTTGGAAATAACCGGAAACTTGATAGGGCTAACGGGATAATTGCGGTTCCGGGTTCTCCTAATCATCCGTCGGAAATAGCGGCGCAAACTATGGGGCATATGGCCCGGATTAATCTTGATAGAGCGGCCCAGAGTTATATCGGGATACCGCTTATTGATATTTTCGCGGGGGTTACATCGGATCGATGGACTTCGGATTATGATGATAGAGACACGGCTGTTAAAGCGGGGATAAGTCCAACAGCTATCCAAAACGGGGCGGTAACTCTCCAAAATGTGGTAACTTTTTACCATCCGGATAGTGTTCCGGTTGAGTCAAACGGCTATAGATCCATGCGTAATATTAGCATTCTGCAGAATATCATGAATAACGTTAAAGTTACTTTTCAAGCGGAAAAATGGCAGGGTATTTCTATTGTCGCGGATGTTACGGCAGTAACTAATACCACGGATAGGCTTAAGGCCCGGGACATAGACAGCGTTAAGGATGAGTTATCCACACTGGCCACTAGTTTCGAGTCTAAAGCCTGGTTGTATACGGCTGCTTTTACTATCGAGAAATTGGCGGAATCTGGGGCCGTAACAATACGCGCGGGAAACACTGGGTTTGATAGTATCCTCAGCGTTATTTTATCGGGTGAGGGCGCTATTCTTGATACCGTAACCCAATTTGATACGAGTATAGCGGTGCTATCAATCTAAAGGAGGTTAGGCAATGTCTGATACAGGTGGAAGCATACGAAAAGTTACGCTTGACGGCACTACTTTTGATGTTTTTGCGGATTCTAATTTTTCGGAAACAATTACACGTTTTGAAAACGATAGAATTCCGACGTCAGGGCGTAATATTAAGAAAATGACGCGGCGGGTTCCAAAAGTTGAATCCATTACGTTAGCTGCGAATGGGGAAGAAAAGCAAGTTTTAATTCTGCTTGGAGAAACTACCGTTGATTTTCCCATGTCCTATGAAACGGCAGGTGGTGACGTATACCGAGCGACGGGATCTATTGAGGTCGAAAACAGGGAAACGGAAGAACTCCGGGCAACGGTACAATTTCACCCGGCGGGTAAATGGGAGCCGTTTTTAGCGGCATAAAATTAAACAAAGCGAGGGGTTATCATGAGCGTGGAACAGTTTAGAGCAGAAATAGCGGGTGTATGGATTGTGTGCGATGTTTCCCCCGGGGATGATTCGGTTGCTATAGCTGAAAAAACGGCGGCGGCTATTACCGCACATCACGATATACCCGCCACGGGTATTTCTGAGGGTAATGAGGTCAGTATGATACTGTAAACTTAAACAAAGCGAGGGGTTATCATGACAACTATTATAAGTTGGGAAGTAGCAAGCGAACAGTTTGATTTGTTCCTAGGTTTTTATGATTTGGAAGCTGATGATTTCGCCAATGAAGCAACTAAGGAGCAGTTTGAAACGGTTTCCAATAAGTTGATTAAAGCTATCATGAAAGGTCGGCTGGAGATTAGAGAAGCAGATTCTTCTCTTTGCGTTACACAGATACTTAAAAATGGGGATAGTTTGGAATACTCGGTAGTATCGGGTAAACATAAGTTAGCGATGAAGGGTAAAAAAGATACGGATATATTTGGTAGAATTTATGCCATTATGGGATCTATTACCGGTCTTGGGGAAACAGCTATCTCTAAGTTACAAGGTGCGGATTTGTCCATTGCGGAGTCTTTAGGTTTTTTGTTACTACAGGTTTAATGGATCATGTTCATCAATGGATGGGGAACCTTTTTTATAGAAGGGTTTCCCCGGACATTATAAAAACCATGGATTTCCACGAGCTTAAGTACTGGAATGAGTGGCATGAAGCGTTGAACCGAGCAGTTAAAGAGGAAATAGATAATGCCTGATTTTTTGGTTTCCACTACTTTTAAAGGACGGGATAAACTTGCTGGTACGTTTAAAGTAATGGGGGCGGGGGCGGAAAAGTTTGGGAATAAAGCAAGCGCGGCATTTCTTAAAGCCTCAAAAAGTGGCTCAAAGTTTAAGGGTATTACTAAAGGTATTCTTGCGGCAAGTGCCGTACAGCGTGGTCTTGGTTTAGTAAAGCAAGGTATAAGCTCAGTAACTAGTCAATTTTTCGATTTTGACGATGCTATTACCGGAGCGGCAGCACGTTTTAAGGATATTGGTCCTCTCGCCGAAGATTTTAACGAACAAATGCGGGTTTTAAAATCCAGGGCTAGGCTTGCGGGGGCTACAACTGAACAAACGGCCACCCAGGCGGCTGTAGCTCTGGATTTTTTAGCTCGTGCGGGTTTTACTTCAGCGGAAGCCATGGGCGCGTTAGATAGTATGATTAATTTAGCGACTGCCTCCGGCGAAGAATTCGCGACTGTTGCGGATTTTTCCACCGATTTACTGGGCGCTTTCTTCGGTCAGATTGATAACACCGCTGAAAAAATATCTAAACTTAACAGACTTAATGATGTCTTAGTAAAATCAGCGAATAGTGCAAACGTTACAATCGAAAGTCAGTTCGAAACCATGAAATTTGCCGCTCCGATAGCCCGGAAATATGGGGCGGAACTTGAAGAGGTCGCGGCGTTAACTGCTATTCTTGGTAATTCAGGTATTAAGGGCACGTTAGGCGCAACGGCGTTAAAAAACTCATTTGTACGCTTAGCCTCGCCGACTAAAGAAGTCACAAAAGGTCTTGCTTCTCTTGGATTAACGCAAGCGGATTTGGTTGATAAGAGCGGTAAAATGAAAAAAGTAACAGATATTCTTGATCTACTTACTAAGAGAATTGATAAATTAGGATTTAAGGGAAAACAACAGGAGCTTGGTGTATTTAGTAGCATATTTGGCCTTAGAGCTGCCGCCGGCGCTGCAACTCTCGCCGATTCCATACGGGGAGTAAGAGAATTTGAGCAAACATTAAAAAACGCGGCTGGAACTTCGGAAGCTACGGCAAACCGTATGCGGCAGTCTCTAGGTAATCGTTTAAAAACGTTAGGCTCTGCGGCAGTTGAAATGGGCTTTAAATTCCTTGAAGCTTTTGAGGGGGGTATTGAAAAAGGGATTACAAAAGCCACAGAAGCTTTTAGGCAGTTTGATATGGGGCCGGTTATTGAGGGTGTAAGAACTCTTATAAGTGGAGTTAAAACCCTTGTAGCGATTTTTAATTTCCTAAAGCCCATATTGCCGGTAGTCATAGGGGGTATGATAGCCTATGGTGTGGCTATGCGTACTATTCAATTATTGCAATTTATAAAAATGATTCAGGCAGCTACAGCCGCACAGGGGTTATTTAACGTCATTATGTCAGCTAATCCCATAGGTATAGTTATAATCGGAATTGCCGCGCTTATCGCCATAATAGTTCTTTTAGTTAAGAACTGGGATACGGTAAAGAAAGTCTGGGGGATTGCTGTTGAATTTATGGGGGAACAGCTTGATAAACTTTGGGAGAAAATGAAATTTGGTTTTACGATAGCAATTAATGTTATTAAAAAAGTATTCTTTACTTTCGCCAATATTTTCCTTTCAATCTGGGGAACTATTGTGAAAGCTGTTGTTTCAGCAGCTTCTAAATTCGGCAAGATATTAGGTTTCGATACTTCAGGTCTTGATAAGGTAGTTAGTACCATAAATAAACTCCAAGACGAAGTTAAAATAAGGGCCGAAGCATCGGTAATACCTCCTAACCAAGAGGAAGTTCGGGCGCAATCGTCGCAGTTTAGTGGACGTCTTGATATCGCCGGAGCGCCGGAAGGATCAACGGTAGCCACGGAGGGGGCGGGGGCTTTTGGATTGGATGTAGTTCTTTTGGGGGCTAATCACTAATGACTTGGCAAGATAGACTACAGGAAACGATAAAACTCGAAAGCCCGGACGGAGATGTTTTCGAGGTAGAATGGTCGGATAATAACAGGAGTATAGAACGCAAACTGGGGCTCTTTGATCCTCCGGGGGTTGATGGTACGATAGTTCAAGATTTAGGATCTAAGAGTACCATTTACCCTCTCACGCTATTTTTTTCCGGGTCTGATAATGACCTGGAAGCCTCTAGGTTTATCAGGTCTACTAGTCAGCGGGGAACATGGTCCATATTGCACCCGGTGGTAGGCCAACTGACTCTTTATCTTAGTACTATTTCCGAAGCTATCGCCCCGGTTGACTCCGGGAATATAACGGAGATCGATACCGAATGGATTGAGCGCACGGATGAGGGCGCGGCAAAATCTTTAGCAGAGCTTAAAGCCGATACGAATTCCCAACTAATCGAATTAAATGAATCTGCGTTTTCCCAGTTTATAGATAATGTTAAACAAACTACATCAAGGGCAATTGCAGCTCTAAAAACGGTGGTAGATAAAGCCACCACAGTAACCACTTTAGCTCTCAACGTTTTGTACTCCTCAGATGCTACCCTTTCAAGTCAAATAGATTCGATACTTAGGGGAATAGATACTTCTTTGGCGGCTGATGTCATTGACTTAACGGTGCTTGTAGGTCAGGTACAAAATCTGGTGCAACTACCGGTTCTATCAACGGATGATTCCAGCAGTCGTTTAACCGCGTACTCTAATCTAGTAACGGGAGCTTTGGAAATAGGTACGTCAGGAGACTCTGAAGAACAAAAGAACATAATGAGTGTTCAAGAGCTCTACATAGTAGCTGCGCTTGGAGCGTTAGGACAAATAGCTGTTACAAGCTCCTTGACGACAAGACCGCAAGCCCTTGGGCTGATTACGGCCATAAGTACTCAATTCGAAACCGTAACGAACGGGCTGGACGCTGTACAGGAAACCTTTGATGGTGTGGATATTGATCTACAGTATTTTAGTCAATCACAGAGCTATAGTGATACATCAATACTTATAGCTACCGGGATAGCTTATTTGTTATCGGTTAGTTTTGATTTATTGATAGAAAAAGTTATTCTTATCTCCGTGCCCACGTCACCACTTTTACTTTCCATACAAGAATACGGAGAGGATAATATTGATGATAATTTTGATTTGTTCATAGCCTCTAATACTCTTAAAAATACCGAAATTCTATTGTTGCCAGCCGGTAGAACGGTGGTGGTATATGTCTAAACCAACCCCCGGACAACAATACGTTATCGTTAGTGGGGATACTTTGAGCGGTATTTCTACACAGGCTTACGGGGATTCTACTTTTTCCTCGCGGATTCAATCCGCTAATCCCAGTATTACAAGCCCTGATAATATCATAGTAGGACAAACTATAATAATCCCAGTTTTATCTGAACGTGAATTACTTAAAACTCAACTTACGGATTTAACTTTAAAAAATGAAGAGGCCACAAGTTTACGGGTATTATTAGACGGCGTTGGTATTGTGCCTGTTAGCATTACCATAACTCGTACCATGGATACATGTGCGGATGGGTGGAAGGCCACAGTTCCTTTCGATACCGAGGGTATACTGTATGAGAAAATGGCCCCTTATCGGTATCCTAATGCGGCTGTTTATATTGGGGGTAATTTAGTTGTAAACGGGGTGCTGTATACCTCAGCTCCGTTATTGACAACGGATAGGAGTAATACTCTTGCGGGATTTAGCTATACGGCGGATTTAGTTGATTCCACGGTGCAACCGCCATACCAAAGGGATAACATAACACTTGATCAACTTGCCCAAAGTCTTGTAACTCCAATCGGTATTAACGCGATAGTTAATGGAGATACTGGAGGTGCTTTCGATAGGATAACGGCAGAAAAAACAACTACTATTTTTACCCATCTACTGAAATACGCACGGCAAAGGGGGTTTCTGGTTACAAACACAAACACCGGAGATCTTTTACTAACCCAGGCTAATACTGAAGGTAAATCTGTTGGAACTCTTCAAGAGGGTGATGGCGTTGTACTATCTTGGGGGGCTGAATTTGATGGTAGAAAACGATTTAACACGTATACAGCGCTTGGTCAAAGTCCTAAATCAAATAAAAATGTAGCTCCGGCGATAGATAACGTGGTGCCAAGATCTCGTTTTTTAACTTTTACAGCCGATGATACCACCGGTGGAAATGTGTCACAAGCGGCCATATGGCGAAGAAATAGCCAGGTATCGAAAGCGCTTAGTATATCACTGCCCGTCCGGGATTGGTTTGATCCCTCCGGCAATTTGTGGGAGCCGGACACACTTGTGACTATTATATCTAAAACCATTTATATCCCCGATGGTTTCGACATGCTAATAAGAGCAGTAGATTATAACTATTCGGGTTCGGGTCGATCGGCGACGTTGCATGTAGTTCCACCCCAGGTGTATACCAGCAGGGAGATAATAGAGCCATGGGATTAAGTGAGGGCAGATTAACCGGGCGAGAAGACGGTAAAAATAGAGACGGTGATAAAACTGTGCGTCTGTTGCAGATAGAAGTTAGCAGCGATCAAGATATCCAGACCGTTGAGCTTATTGATACTTTTGGCTCTGAGTCAAACCCCCCGAACGATTCAAAGGTGTTTCATTTAGGTGTGGGCAGCGCTTATCAAGTAGCTGTTTCGGTCGTGGGTAGCACCCCCCTACAGTTGGTGGATGAAAAGGGCGCTAGTCAGGTGTATAGTACGGACGAGAATATGGCCGAACGAATAGCCACTATTACATTAGGCAATGATGGTACCATCACCTTGACTAATAGTTCTGATGTAAGTATTATATTAACGCCACAAGAGAAGGTAACCATCTTTAATAATTCTGAGAATCTTAAAGATATAATGGATTCTTTCGTAACAGCAGTACAAGAGCTAGATACATTTGGTAGCCCAACGAATCACACGGTTCATCCGTCGAGTAAAGCCGTACTAGGTGCAATAAAAACAAGGCTTAACCGACTAATGGAGTAAATTATGGCAACATCGCACGCAACAATCAAGGCCGCTTTATTGGGCATATATAATTCTGCAAAAGCAACATCGATGTCGGAGGATTCTTTTGCGGATCAAATGGCCACGGTTATCCAAGATGCTATACTCAGCGCTGATTTAGATGGTACCGCTACGGGTGCCCAGACTGGTGGACCTGGTGTGCCAGTAGTGGGTAGTTTATTATGACAGACCTGAATTACCAAGGTGATCCCCGTATGACGCTTGACGAAAACGGCGCGAATCTAGTGTATAGGGACGGCCAGCCCCTTATGGATCGGGGTCTTGAGAATCCGGTGTTAATCGCCCTGTTTACTAAGCGGGGGTGGGCTGGGAATGCTCTTTTTAGAAACCCAAATCAAAGGGTCGAAAGTGATTTTGTAGCCGCACATGAACAGCCCATAACTTTATCAGCGCTTAATGAAATAAGAGATGCGGCAGAAAAAGCGTTAATTACGCCCGTTTTTGGTACGGTTACAGTGGTAACAAATAACCCGCGGGCTAATGTGGTTAGTTCAGTAATAACTATAGAGCCACCCGGTAGTGATATTCAAACGCTTATAGTATCTCGTAACGGACTCAACTGGATATCCCAAATCATTGATCCTGCATACAGGAAAATATAATAATGGCCCTAAATATCCCTACCACCCGAGAAATACAAGAGCGTAATTTAACTAATATAGAAGCCCGTCTGAATCAAGATACACCCCCGAATGATAAAGCGTTTAACGTGGTACTATCTGCTGTGGGGGCGATAAATCAGACTGAGCTATATAAGTTCGGAGTTGAAAGAACTAAACAAAATCTTGCGCTTACTGCTACCGGGGAGGATTTAGAGAACATAGGGATTGAGTATGATACGCTCATAAACCCGGCGGTAGCTACCAATCTAAGCGTTGAAATTGTGGCTATTGATACTACTCCTATTCCGGCGGGTACGGCGTTTATAGGTCAAGCCAATGGAATCCGGTATTTTTCTGATTCTTTAGTAGTCGCCGTGGGCGGTATTGTTACCCCCACTATGACGGCGGAAATAGCCGGAGCGGTAGGAAATCTGGATGTAGGGGCGACACTTACTATGTCCGTACAAATTCCGGGGGCCGCGTCTACAGGGGTGGTAACTATTGTAAATACCACGGGCGCTGATAAAGAAGATCAAGAAGCGTACAGAGAAAGGGTTCTTTTTGCTATCCGATCTAGTCCGGGGGGTGGAAATACCACAGATTATAAGATTTGGGCGGAAGGAGTATCCGGGGTAGAAACGGCGTATCCTTATTCAGGTAGAAATTTTGGGGCACCTTCGTCAACCTTTCCTGGGGATAGAACTATTTTTATAGAGGCTACCACCGATATTCAGATTGACGGGATACCACCACAATCTTTACTTGATGATGTACGGGAAGCGCTTAATTTCGACCCGGAAACAAGTCGATCAAGGCCGCCACTAGGTTTGGAAGATACGCCCATGGATGTCCTTGCTATTACCCGGAGTATTTTTAATGTAACTGTAACGGGGCTTACCATAGATGCCAGTTTATTAGCTCAAGCCCAGTCAGATATATCCGCCGGTTTAGATTTTTATTTAAGGGATATAAGGCCCTTTGTGGAGGGTATCGACTTAATTTCTGAACGAAATGATACAATAACCACACTTACTATCGGGGGTGTAGTGCAAAGCGTACTTGATGGGTTCGGTGGTTCTGCGGAAACTGTGAGCTTTAATCGAGAAGGTACGGGAGACATAGAGTTGTATACTTTAGAGCCGGGTGAATTGGCTAAACTGGGAACAGTATCATATGTCTAATAGCCCCTACAGGCCCGTAATAGACGCCCTTTTACCACCCGGCCCGTTATGGGTTCCGACGGTGGATGGGCATTTGGATAAACTCCTGGATGGTATTTCCGATAATGAGATACCGATTCAAGAATTTTTGGCACAATTAGCGTATACCCGTATTCCCGGAAAAACCCCGATTCTAGATGATGCTGACAAAGAATGGGGGCTTATACCAAACCCGGATCTATCGGAAGCTGAACGGCGCGCGCGGTTATTGTCTGCGAAAACTGCTAATAAAAACGATGGTACGGATACTTTTATCCAGGAGAAATTACGGCTGGCCGGGTTTGATGTTTATGTCCATCGTAATAACCCCCCGGTTAATCCAGCGCTATTTATATCCGATGAGTTTTTGGTTGTTTGTGGAGCGGCGAGTGCGGTTTGTGGAGCGGCGAGTGCGGTTTGTGGGGCGGGTGGTGCCGGGGGGGATCTCATAGTAAACGGGGAACTTTATGTCAATGAGCTAACCTATACGACCGTATGTGGTGGCACGGAAGCGCTTTGCGGTGTGGCGAGTGCGGTTTGCGGTGGTACTAATGGGGATATCGCTAGGTATTTAGTTACCTATCCCCGGCCTATAGACTCCGGGTATTGGCCGCTCGTATTTTTCGTTGGGGGACCAGCCACACGAGATCCAGGAACAGGCGAACTGACCAGTATTGAATTTGCGGAAATACCCGTATCGAGACGGGATGAAATTGTAAGTTTAATAGTTAAGTACAAGCCAGCGCATTCATGGTGCGGCTTACTTGTAGAATTAATTTAATAAGGAGAATAAAATAATGGCTATCCGACCAGAAGACGAATATGTCAACACAACACCTGCAGACGCGTCATACCCAGGGGGATCATTTAAAAATGAAACAGCCCCCCTTAGTTTAGACGGCACACCCCTAGAAAAAAAGTGGACTAATGATATACAGGGAGTTTTGCAAAAGTTACTTAATGCCGCCAGTATAACGGCATCGGGAGTACCGGACACCATAATTAACTCGGATTACTATGACGCCCTTGTGGCGATACTCGGTTTTAATCAGGTTTATTACGATACAGGTATTGCTAATGCGTATGAATTAGGGCTCAGAAGTGGCGCGGCGGTAGAGGGCTACCAGGATGGGCAGGTAATCACCTTTGTGGCCTCAAACACTAACACCGGTGCTTGTACGGCCCAGATTGACGCCTTGGGGGCTAAAGACATAACATACCCCGACGGCTCCCCCCTGTTAGGCGGGGAAATTCTTGACGGGTCGTTTATATCGGCCATATACTATTCGGCGGGCGATCAATTCGAATTGTGGGTATGGGTTCCGGCTGCGTATAATTCCGTTATGACTGGAAATGAAACGTTTATTTACCCATATCAAAAAGAACGGGTGAGTACGTTAGATGGCGGGGTTTTAGCTCGTACTTATAATCCTCTCGGTACCTTTCCGAATGGGGCTAAGGAAGTTGTAGTAAATGTGGGCGCTACAGATAATGTCATTTTTGATTCGGGGGGTCTTTCGACTACTATTAACCCTGGGGAAAATGTGAGTTTTGTTTTCAATGGGACTAGTGGGAGTTGGGAGATCTTAGAACAACCATTTGCGGGGGTGGATATTGGAACTTTTGTTAATAATGCAAACGGTAATCCTAATATTAGCGATAGTGCTTTTTTAACGAGTTCCATCGCAGCACTTACATGGGAGAGTGTCGGCCCCACGGGGAGCGGCGCTGATAATATATGGGCTATACTAGATGTGGTTCCTGGAGATGTAGATTGGATAAGAATTCGTGCATATATCGAATCGGAGCAAATAGGAGGTAGTGCTAATGTTATTCGCCGGTCAATTATATGGACTAGGAGGACTGGAAGTGCGGAACTAGATGGGACGAGTAACATAGTTATAGTCCATAAGACTCACTCATCATCTGCCGGAAATGCTTCAGCAGAGACTATGTCAGAACTTACTATTGGCGTGGACAGTAGTATAAGATTCGATGTCAGATGGCAATCCCTTTTTTCAACTACTTTTTCCGGGGGAATATTTTTAGCAGGTTGGGGCTATAACGATTAGTGTTGTGCTTCCGCCCATAGTATGATACGGTTTTCCCCAGAATAAATACCAAGAGGGGGAAACTATGAGTGGAAGTGTCGGCGGAGTTCAAAAAGATACATATACAGATGCAGATGAAAGAACAGGTAAGGCATTAACGTGGGACATGCTTAAGGAAATTCATGATAACCAGATCAAAATTAGAGATAACTGTGCGGAAAGGTTAGAATCTTGTACCGCTAAATTCCAAGAGTTACGGGACAAAAAGCCTTTTAGCCTCATGAACTATCTACTTTTCTTTTTAAAACTTAAATAACCCGGGGAGACATACCGACTGAGGGCGTCCATAAAAAAAACCCCGGCTTGCGCCGAGGTTCCAACCTGTTATAATCTCAATTCATTTTGTTTCAATAACCTTACATAATCTACCCGTCCTCCGTTAAAGATTAAATACAGGCCACATTGTATATGTGGGTATACTTCAAGTCAATAATTAAGTTTTACGTCCATAAATAGGCCCGGCCACATATCCGTAAGCTCGTTGAGTAGGGGTATCATTAACGCCCGTATCTGGGGGTGTGCGGAATTAGCGCATCTTAAGGTAAGTATATGTCTCCATTCTCGCACATTGGCATTAACTACTATTTCTGTCTTAAGGGCGTTTGGTAAAACTTCACGGGCTTTTTGTGGAACCCACCCGTAATCAATTAAACGACAATAAGAATCACGGCTAAAGCGTAAGGAGTTTATAAAAGCTTCTCTTTCGATAATAGATGAATTTCTCCACCATACAGGCTCAATGAACTCCATGTCCTTACCATATTTCACATACCGTGTGGATTCCTGAGCAAAAGAGCATAAACGGTGCCTTACCAGTTCATGAGTTACACCCCTATTTGTTATGAACTTAACGGTAATATTCCCAAATTCGATCATTGCATGGTGCCCTGATTCAACCATTTTAGTACAAAACCTACTTGCCGAAATATTGGTAATTTTATCGTGCGATTGGTAACAAGTACGTCCGGCTATTTCTATAAGCTGTTCTAGGTCAGTGGGAAAACTTAAAATCTCATAAGACTGTTTAAGTAGTTCCATTAGGCCCTCCGTTCTAAAATATCGAAAAGTGTTTTTCTCATTCTATCATCCATATCGCTTTTATCCACGTTAAAAGGGTTTCTCATTGTATCTTGGAGCCACTGGGCCTCTTTTTCAGATAAACGTAGCAAGTGTACCTTTTCCAATCGGGATTCGATATTCATTACGCCCTCCGTTTCGTATGGTGCTTACCATCATCCATACTCTTAAAGTGTTTATTCGGGTGAGTTCCCTCCTCGAATTCTAACAGGCACATATTGGCTATATCCACAAGGTGCTCCATATTGCCCGTTTTCTGGTATAAATCTAACCGTTCATGGGCCGAAGCTATCATATCAAAGTGTGGTTTTTCCGGATCGTGCAAGCGGCTATATCTAAAAGCCCCCATGATCATCCTGTCTCTCATGTGCTTCTCAAATTCAGGGGACCATTCAGTACGTACTAACTCGAAGATACCCGGAAGTTTCGGCTTATCTAAACCCTTCAGTAGGGAATCCCTGATATATTCGGTTACTGTCTTGGCCACTTTGGCTCCGTAAAATAGCTTTTGATAGTTTCCCCATGGCAACGTTTAGGGGCGCACCAACAAAATAGTCTTAATTTTCCGTGTTCCTGAAGGATATTCCGAAGAATACTCAAGCCCATCATGAATTTTTCATCTTTCTGATTGATTTTGTGCTTAAACCATTCGTAATACTTATCACACACTAGATCCCTCTGACTTTCATCCTTCAGTATAAAGGGATTCCCCAGTATGGATCTTCTATCGATGTAGGCATCATACAGTTGAGATGGTTTAAGGTCTCTTGTATTTACTATCTCAATTGTCGTCATAATGCTCCTTCCGGGTTGTTTCATAATTATATAACTCTTTTATACGGGCTTTTATTATTGCCGGTCGAGCCCATATCCTTTGAAATTTTTTCCAGTCGTGATTTATCTCACCTATTTTATTTTTCCAGAGCATAGCCATAGGCATAAATCCGGCTTTCCAGGCCTGTAGCAATCTTATTTCAGCGTCTAGTATCGTATCTTTAGGCCACCCGATTAGTACATAACAACGTAAGTGCCGTCGTGTAAAATTAGCGTATCTCAGTTTTTTACCAGCTTCGATTAAATAATCTAAATCATCAGGTGTATCATAGGCAAAAAACATTTGATCAGGCCGAAGATCCCAAAGCATTGATACATGATTACGGGTTAAAATTTTTGCTTCTAAACCTCCGGTAAGCTGGGCTTTTTTAGGTGATTGTTTTAACATTTCAAAAACATTATTAATATGTTTATCGGAACAGGCTAAAATGTTTGAATCAAGAAGATTATAACCTTTAGCAATAGGTAATTCTCTAATATTCCCCTCACGCTTATGGACATCGCAAAACCAACAATTGTTAGGGCACCCCCTGGATGTAATTATATACCCATTTTTTAGGTACATACCGGGTTTAAAATTACTTCCGGGATCTCCTAGCGCTGGACCTCCTATTTTTACGGGGGCGATAGATTTCCATTCGCTCATAAGTTCTTCAGCCTTTGGAATATCATAGCTAAAAGTTACACTGATATGGATCTCATCGGCTTCGATAGAATTATCTTGCGGTGGCCCAAAGAAAGCTAATGAATCTGTAGGCGAGGCTCTTGTTTTTCTTGGAAATACCCTTATTATTTTCATAAGTATTACCCCTTTCTAAATCGGAGCCCGCGCCACCCGTCGGTAGCTTTCACGGGCCAGTCAATACACCAATCAGATAAAACGCACATTAAACTTTCGAATTCTTTTATACTTCCCCATCCTTGTCTGACCTCTGCCGCCGGTTCGTCATGGACGTGTAGCACTAGGGGGTACCCGTGGCTCTCAAGATTAACCATCGCGGAATACCCTAGAATGTCCCGGCATGTTGCCTGTGTGATGTTCTCAACGAGTTTAGCCCCATACGTTTCTATCCTTAACCATCCTATCGGGCCTTTCTTATAATCAGAGTTCCACCCCATGTAGGACAAGTTCCATATCTCCCTACCATAGGGGGTTTGCCCGCGGATTAATCGGGGCTTATGGTAGGTGAGAAGACGGCCCGATAGTAGCTTGCAATATAGGATATCGTTTTTCATTCCCCACGATATACCCCGGTTCGTAAATGTTCTTCCAGGGTTTTGTACTGCATCTATAGCCGCGTCCCCTATAGCCCACCAATATGACACGATCGCGGGGGATTCAGCGCGCCACTTTTTGACATTTGTAATTATCTCTTGGTCGGTCATGTACTTATCCGCGCCAAATACTTTCCAGGCACCTATTGACCCACCATATTGTGAGGCTAATTCCGCTACCTTACCCAACTTTTTGCGCAGGGGGTGGTGCTTTCCGGTACGTTTCTTATAGTTAAGGATTTCGTCGAATGGTACACCTGAAATTTTAGAAGCTGACATTTCATAGATTTTACCATGCGTCCTAAAAACTTCCTGCCTCCATTCTTCACCGGCCAATTCTGCTAGGGCCATGGCTTCAATAGCGCTATAATCTGAGCATATGAGGTCATGGCCTGGGGCAGCCGTAAATAGCCCCCTGAGACAACCGGAAACGGCGGCTATAGGATTTCCCCACAGAGCCTCAACCCGGTCAAGGGAACCCGTGGACATGTCTTCTAGGACTGTTTCCACTGGCTTTATCCCCCAATCTAGTATATCTTCCGGTTTTACGGGGGGTAACACCCGGTTATACTTTGGGCATACGGCTAACCCAGACCAATGCACCTCACTACATACGGGACATTCCCGCACTTCAGGGCCACCACTTGGTAGATTTTGGGGTTGCGGCCCCCTACCAGCCCAACGTGCAGTACGATCAGCCCCCGCGAACTGAAAAAGTCCGCGTATCCTGCCGTCTTCAGAGAGACGGTATTTTATAGCGTATAGCTTTTTGACACTTCGGGCACCTAACATTACTCTGATTTCAAGTACCCTTTTATCTACTCCTTGGATCGATCCTGTATCAAGTACATCCTTAATAGTTTCCGCTTGCATGTTTTCCATGTGGGTACCCCGAACACGCAACCAATCTTTAATTTTAGCAGTTTCATCGGCGGTTTTAACTGCTCCCCCCGTAATATCTTGAAGTTCTTCAGTGTATTTTTTTGTAGCTTGCTCAACTATGCCTATACAATTACGGAGGGCTTCTTGATCAATATGGACGCCCCGTGTATTAATGGCCTGGTCGATTAGCCATAGTTTGCGTTCTTGTGGTAATAAGTCTGGTATTCGTTTGGATAGCTCTTCTTCAGATTTTATATCTACCCCACAGTAGTCATAAAACTCATTGAAAGTTGCAGGATCGTGTCGGGGTTTAAGGCGCTTGTAGGGGAGTTTTTTAGTAGGCTTCTGGGGGACAGAGCACTTTCGGATTAGGTTTGTGCCTTTACTATCTTTGAGTACGGGGCTATTTATAGCTATAATTGCTTTTTCCAGTTTGCCCGGAAGACTATGGCTATAGCATTTAGCCATGGTATCCACTTGTTGGTGGTAAGATAAAGGGGGCCACCCCATACGCTTATGTGCCACATATAGCCATACGAAATACTCAAATATACTATTGTGGGATTCTATGATTCCACCTTTACTTATGTGATCAAATAGGGGTGTTGGGGGCGGTGTACCTGGTAGCCACACTCTTTCCCCCACCCCATCCACAAGATCGTACTTAAGACATATTATTTCCGTGCTCGGATGCTCCGCATAAGCGGCAGCACCGGCGATTGCAATGCCGGTTTTAT